CCCTGCCTGTGACTCCCACTTATATACTCTTACTCTGGGTGACACATACTGCGTATAAAAATCAACCATCTGATTGGAATCTCTACTGATTCTATTCACCCATGTTTCAAAAATTGCTCTTGTGTATTGAGATGCAGGAACTATAAACTCCATCTGCATCTGACTAAATGCTTGGTTAGTTGCGTATCTTACTGACGCACCTGGGGGTTGAAACTGACCAGTAGTAATCTGTCTGCTAGGTAAACTTACACTTTTTGCATAGTAGTCTAGTAAGTTTGCAGGATTTTTTGTTTCTAGTTGTAAAGCATCTCCTTCAGATTTACCACCAACTGCCTTTGATAAAAGTATTGGGGGCGATGCAAAGTTAACAGAGTACTTATTGAGTGTAGACGGACGCATTGTCTCGTCTTTAATCATCGTCGCCATGAACGCACCTACTCCACCTCCAACAGGAGCAATAGGTCTAGCACTTTCTTTGTTTGGGATTGCCATTAGATCTTAAGTTCTTTTTCGGTAATTAACATAAACTCCCAAGAGTTGTCTTTACAAAACTCAGTTGCTGCTTTCCACTTTGCTTGGTTCACAGCGTAAGTAACGACTTCATTTATATAGCGTTTAGTATGTCGTTTTTGTGTCTTTGGTTCAAGAGTCTGTTTAAATGGTTTGACTTCTACCAGATACTTCTTACCCTTCACCTTCACATAAAAATCTGGAAAGTATCTGTGTCTTCTACCATCAACAGGTGAGATGTATGGAATGATAATCTCTTCGCTACCCCATTCAGTTACAGAAGGTGTGACGTCACACCATTTCATAAACTTATACTCCCAAGATGACCTATAAATAACATTATTAGGATCACCCTTGTACTTTCGAGGGAAACTAGGACGATATTTTCCTTGATACCTCATAAATATAATATATGTACTCTTTTATTTAGGTCGAATGGCGACAACTACAACACTTAGATATCCTTTACGACCAACCGTATCATCAGCGAGTGGTGAAGAGTTTCCTACAGAAGCAGTTGATTATCTTAGGATTCAAAGAGCAAGAATAAATTACGACGACACTGGTGGCGGTTATAAAGGCATGAATATGCCAGGAAGTGAAACGCTTCTTCAAAATAATCCTACTAGTGTGTACATTGCGATGCCTAAAAACATCTCAACTGCATACTCAGCATCATATGCTAAAGTTAATATGGGTGTTGCAGGTGTGATGGCAAGCACTATGATTAGTAGTAATGCTGCAGGTGGTCTTACATTTGATAGTGCAGCAGGTACTCTCTCAGACGCTGCAAAGGCAGCAATGCCACAAGCAGTAGCATCAACTATTGCAGATGGAGTTAGTGCTTTGAATCAACTTGTTGGTGGTGAAGGATCAGGTCCTAGTGCAAGTGATCTTCTTGCTGTTGGTCAAGGTAGGGTGTTCAACCCATTTGCCGAACAGATCTTTAAAGAAATGAACTTTAGAACTCACTCATTTTCTTTCAAGTTCTTTTCTCGTTCAATGAATGAAGCAAAAGAAATATTCAATATCATTACCTACCTCAAACAAGGTGCAGCACCAAAGATTAAAGGTGTAGATGCTAAAGAGTTTTTAGGTTTGTTTAACAGACAAGGGGAAGGTGAGGACTCAGAAGGTATTGATCTTACATCTGAAGCTTCTGGTACATCAGGTCAGATTGCTGCTAATAGATTCTATGAGGTTCCTGATAAGTATAGACTTACGTTTGTTAGATATGATCCCGAAAAAGATACTATCACTGATAGCAATTCTGCACTACACTTTAAGATGCATCCTTCAGTTTGTACTAACATCTCAGTAAACTATACTCCTGATGGTCAGTATTCATCTTTCCAAACAATCGATGGTTCTGCAGTGTCAGTCCCTGCCATTCAACTTGATATGCAGTTTACTGAAACTTCAGTCCTCAATCAGGGCACTATCGCACAAGGTTACTAATGTCTTATTTTTCTTTTTTCCCAAACGTATATGTCGGTGAAGGTATCTCTGATAA